AATTCCTTAGCCAATGCCTTTAATCCCCTACTTATGCTGCTTATTTCGCCCTCACGGTTTGAGCCTTTTATTTCGTTTCGGATTAACTGCAAATAATCAATTACCAATAATCCAATCCCCTTTTCACGTTTTAACTTTCTCGCCTTTGTTTGAACCTCAAATAAAGTCATCGCAGGCTGGTCGTCAAAGTAAATAGGTGCATCACAAAATAATTCTGAATTTTGCAATACCTGTTGTAATTCATACGGCTGCATACCTGAATACATTATTTGCCGTAAGTCCACGCCTGTATGTTGAGAAACTAATCTTGCATACAATTCAATGTTCGGCATTTCTAAACTGAAAAACGCGGTCGGCACACCCATTTTAATTGCCGGTGCTGAAACAAATGTTAGTGCCAATGATGTTTTACCCATGCCAGGACGTGCGGCCAATATTATTAGGTTTCCATTTTGCCAGCCTGAAGTTCTATAATCAATTTTTTTCAACCCAGTTGGTAAACCGATTATTCTATTTTCGGCTTTTAATTTTAGTATCTCATCATTGCGATCAAGTATCTCCTTAAACATTTCCTTACTGCTTTTGAACTTTGAAAGCAATACCTTAGTGGTTATTTGGGTAAGTCCTTTTTCTGCAATGCTTATTAGGTCGTTTACCTCACAACCTGTTTTTAATCCATTAGCGTAAAGATTTTGGCCCAAGTCAACTAACTGCCTTAATAAATACTTTTCTTTAATTACAGCGCAATATGCAACAATATTAGCCGTACTTCCTACACTATTAGTCAACTTCATCAAATGACTTAATCCACCAACATCATTCATTTTGCCTTTCTTTTTTAGCAAACTCGATACGGTCATTAAGTCTATGCCTGTTTGCTTATTGGTCAACTCTACTATTGCTTCAAAAATAATCCTATTCACTTCGCTATAAAAAGCATCAGGTGTAAGCATTTCTAAAACCGTTGATATGTTTCGGTTATCAACCATTATTGTTCCAAGCAAATATTCTTCTGCGTGTACATCGTTTGGTATTTGTTTTGTTTGTTCCATTTCGCAATTATAAGGTTTTTTCTAATTCACGTTTTTTCTTTATTTCTTTAAATTTTTGATAAGCATCCGAAAGTGGTTGTGTCTGTCCTAATCCTTTACACCAATAATCATTTCTTAAAATTACTTTACACATTCTTCTCCATGACGGAGCCCAGCATTTACTTTCTAAATCTTCAGGGGCTTCGTCAGGAATAACTAAATAACCTCTATCTTGCCATCCTTTAATAAACTTTTTAAACCTTTCTTTATAATGGTCAGATGTTTTTTTAGGCATTGTTGATAACAGCAAATTACAAAACGTTTGCCATGTATGTCCTTCAGGTTTTGAGATTTTATGATACCCAGTCATGTTCCCATTTTCCTGAATATACAAAGCACCACTATTAACACCGTTTACCCTGTTAACTAATTTATACCATGTCTCAGGCTCTAATATATGATAAAGCCATAAGCCTCTCCTTTGGTCATCCCCATAAGGTTGACAAAGTCTTTGTTGGCTAATTTTAACGCCAGCCATCATCATTTTATCATATACCTTATTGTGAGGCAAATGTCTAAATTTGCTATTATAAACCCAAATATCTTCAGTTCTCCAATCGTATATTGGATAAACATTATAAAGATTCTTTGAAACTTTGGTTGTCCATTTCCAATTATTTAACATTAGTCCATCTTTTCGAGAAACAATAGCACGATAACGGTGCAATGACTCATCTGCCCTAATACCAATAAAACCAGCAGTCAATTTCCCTTGAGAATACCATTCCCCAAATAATACCATAAATTCTTCAAATTCCATTTTAGGAACATAAAAATCATACTGACTTAAATCGCTGGCTTCTTTTGGCATATCTCTAACCCATACATCTTTTTTATCTGAATCCCAGCATATCCATCTTGGTTGAAAATTACTTACAGCATTTCTTAAAAGCAATTCAGCACACACCCAGTGTAAATCAATGTACTCTTTGTACATATCTATCATGTGATAAATATGCTTTATCGTGTCATTATACTGTGCTTCTAAATCAATTATTAAAAATCCAACCTTACGATTTCTTTTTATAGCTTCTGCCATAACTAAATGAGTCATTACACTACTATCCTTCCCTCCTGAAAAAGATATGTAAATTCGCTCAAATGTATCAAAAGCTTTTGAAATTCTTTCTTGTGAAGCCTGTAAAACGGTTTTATCTATATATACTTTTGTTGCCATTTTAGTAAATATTAACTTGTCTACCTATTGATAACGCCTCTTCCATTGTTATTGGTTGTCTGCCATATTTTTGCATCCAAATATTTAAAAACTCTAAAGCTGTTTCATTAGCTTTTTCTTGTTGTTCGTGAGTTAATAAATTAAACCCTGCACAATATTTAGAGGGAATTCCAGTTGCATAACACATAGCCGCTTGCCCTAACCATGCAATTCTGTTCATTGCTTTATTAGTTAAATAGTGTTCACATGAATTTACCCAATTATTAATTACCCCAGAAAGTGCATCTCTAAATTTATCATCATTAGATAAAAATTCAGCATAAGCATTTTCACATTGTTCGGCCGTCATACCTTCTTTTTTGGAAGCATAAAATCCGGCTTTATGACATTCCCATTTTTCAAACGTATGGAATATTCTTTCAGGGTCGTTTGTGTTTACTGTTCTATAATGCTCAATCTCTTCATCACTTAATTGGTCAGTTACTGGTTCGTAGTTTGTTATTACATCAGACGATTCCCATGCTTTACTAAAATCATCATCTTTAAAAATATCTTGAAGCCCAGTAATTTGGCAAAGTCTTAAAATCTCATCTTCATCCATTCCCAGCTCCCTTGCAATACGTTCGTTTTTCCAATTACGGTTTTTTAATTCAAGTATGATTTCACTCATTGCATCTATTTGATGCTTTCCCCTTGCTCTATTATGCCTAATAGTTGAAGCAATTCTATCGTTTTTACCTGTTTGTTCTTTGCGGATTATAACAGTTGGTAAATACCCATGTATTCTTTGTTTAACAACTTTGCTCTCTTTACCAACTCTATTACGGTGGAAGCCATCAATAACTTCTATTTTAGCCTTTTCATCATTTTGCCACGTTACAATAGGTTGAGTATATCCATCATTCATAATAGATATTTCAAGCAATTCCATTTCAGGAGGTGCAACTTTATTAGGATTGTAATCATTTGCAACCACATCAGAATTTACTACCCACTTTACAAAATCTACTGGTTCAGATTTGAAAGGTGAATAATTGTTAATGTGTTCTCTTAATTGATTAATTAAACTTACCTTGCTATGTAAGTCAATGTCGGAAAGTAATTCAGTAATTTGAATTTTAATTTGTTCTAATTGTTTCATGTTGTTTTGTTTTGTTGTTTGCGAAATAATAAAATTTATTTGACATTAAAAAATTAAAGTTAAAATTTTTGATATTTTAAAGTTGGTTGTTGAGTTTGTGGTTGTTTAGGTATATGAGGTATTGTATTTAGTAGTTTACTTTTCCAATTTATAATTTCATTCCCAAATCCATCTTTCCAATCATTTTCTAACCATGCTTGATATTTAAGTTTAAGGTTTTGTTTATCTATTGTACTATCCTTTTCCAAAGCATATTTTAGAAACTCCTCATACGCGGGTATTTGTATTTCTTTATTTTGTTTATGTTTCTTTTGTTTATTATTATTTAGTAGTGGTTGTCCCACCGTTAACGGTTTTTCAGTAAGCGGTATTTCAGTTAACGGTTCACCATTGTACGGTTTATCGTAAACGATATGTTCAAATGATATTTTCCCAGCATCTCTTTTTTCAACGGAAATAACATAGCCTGCATTTCTTAATTCATTAAAAACCGTGTTTAATTTATCACGGCCGATATTTAATTGAGTGTGTAATGTTGTTTTGTAAATAACCCAATCGGGCGGAAGACTTAAAAAGTAAGCCAATAAACCAATAGCTTCTATGCTAAGGTTTGATTTAAATACTTCATTCGGTAATACCGTGTAATTTGAAGCGTGTTTAGATTTGTATATTGCCATA